AAGCCACTGTTTACTGATGATAGCCCCTGCACTTTGTAAGAGCGTGTTAAGCGACGAATGGGCCGACCTGACCGTAAGCTGATAACCACCAAGGCCAGGTAGCCTTCCTTTCTCAGCAATCCTTTCAACTTTCGATTTAAGCCTCTCGTACGCTGGTACTGCTCTACAGAAGTTACTGATAATGTTGGCTCCTTCTTTTGGAGACTTACCAATAACTTTAGCGATCTTGGCTGAGGATGCTCCGTAGAGAGTCGCATACAAGACAGTCTTCGCAAGGTCTCTCGATTCAACCCCGAATGCTTGCTGATTTCTAGTGTGGACATCACCGTTGACTGTCTCATCTATGTATTCCTTATCATCAAGGTAATGAGCAAAGCATCGAAGTTCGATACCACTAAGATCGACACCCACCAATACGTTTCCATTCTCAACCGTCCAGCACGACCTAAACTCTTTTCCAAGTGTTGCCCTAGTTGCAGGGACTTGTGCCATATTAGGGCTAGAATGAGTAGCTCTACCAGTGACAGCACCAAAACCAATAACTTTACCATGTACTCTACCATCCTCTCCTAAGTGTTCCAACCATGAATCTAACTGTGATGCTCTTTTTTGTAACGTGAGGTATCTCGCAATAGGCTTCGCTTCTGGAATATCAATTTCTTCCAAGACCGCTTCGTCAACAATAATCTGTCCCTTTTCAGTTTTCTTACTTGGAACCCAGCCCTTGGAAACCAAACGCTTGGCAATTTGTTGACGAGATCCGACATTGAAAACTTCCACATCGTCCTTAAGTCGCTTCCCAGTCTTGTCAGATACACGCTCCGTAACAATCGGTGGGAATATTTCCTGTAACGCTTCCTCGATACTTGCCATCTCGGTCTTAATCTCACATAGTAACGTCTGTGCATAGGGCACATCAAGTTTGAAGCCATTCTTTTCCATCTCCGATAAAATAACTTGAACCTCATACTCTAGTTTAACTGCTTGAGGACTAATCTTATTCTTGGTGATCTCTGCAGCTAAGATGTCATAGACCTTACTAGTCAACTCCACATCTCGAATGCAATAAGTAACCATCTCTTCAGTAAGACCACCGTCAAAGTCGCTGAACTCAATCTTATCAAGGCCTGTAGCTTTGCCCCAAGCATCTAGTGAGTGACCGCCATCACGAGCAGAATTACTGAGCCTAGAAAGAAGGAGAGTATCAGCACACTGGGAAGCCCTGATTTTAGTGTTCCACACACGATTAAGAACAGTGGCATCAAAGGCGATAAGATTATGACCCACAATGGTATCTGCATCTCGTAAATATTCATTTAAACCTTCCTTGTCTTTCCAGACTTTAATCTCATTAGTCTCACGATGTAAAGTAACACAGCACCAAATCTTATCGTGTGCTAAGTTAGTTTCAATATCTAGAACCAAAGTCTTCATTAGTATCCTGGATTAGGGTTATAAATTGTTGCAGGCAGTGAACCGAATGTTAACACAGTTCCTGCTGCATTACCATTAGAATCATAAATAAAACTGATTGAATCAGCATACACTGCCGTTGAAATCATCAGTAATAACATTGTTATAACATTTCTCATTTTCTTCTCCATCTTCGGTTACACATCTTTTGTACATCAATAGGGTCTTGGTCTGTTACTTCCTCACAAGCATACACAGACTGCCTGATATTGTGTTGCACTAAAACATCTGCTAAGTTTATTGTAAAGATAATTCCAAGGATTGTAAAGATAACTTTAAAGAACTTCATTAAAACTTCCACGTCTTCGTTACAGTAACTTGTTGAGAATCGTTCTCAATATCTAAAGATACCTCGATGTCCTTCTTTTTCTCTTTATTCAAGTTCTTGTTAAAGATTTCGTCCCAGTTCTTGTCAAACTGTTCCTTATCTGTAAATGGTCTTGGCTTATCGCCTTTTCCTCCGTCTCTCATTTCTCTTGTGCCTTTCTTAATATTGCTCTAGCAAAACGCATAATAAAAGTGTTATAGCCAACATTTTTCAAGTGGCACATATCCTGAATGGTGCGTATTTCTGCATCTGTTAGTGTTTTGGCAGGGTGTTTGTATAAAGGAAACAATCCCTCTTTTAGTGATTTGTCCAGTTTTTTATATGCCTCATTGGTAAACTGGGTTCCCAGATTGTCCATCCAAATATGTGGCTTATTGGTCATTTCTCTTGTGCCTTTCTTAGTATTGCATCATGGATTTCTTTTGCCATTTCACGCCAAGACTTTGAAAACCAATCGTGGCGATTGATGATTGCTTCACATTCGTCATCGGTTAATGGTGTTAGTGTTTTTGCTGGATGAGTGTAGAGTGGAATATCATCTTCCCATGTTTGTACCTTACTAAATTTTGTAGGTTTGCCATCTTCATGGTGAACTTGCATCCACGCTACTGGTTCATTGTTCATAGCTCCTCCTGAATTTCTAACATACGACCAGTGTCCTTGTTATACAAAAGACTCGCACAGTGAGGACTGGTCAGACCACTGAAACGATTCTTTAAAATACTGACTCTTGTGGTGTTACGCTCAATAGGGTCTTCAGCTTGTGCGTTACGAACCAAGCCAATCACGATGTCGGATAACTGAGCAATAGCACCTGAGCCACGTAACTGTGACAAGGACGTTGCAGCTCCTTCCTCGTGACCTTTACTCTCTGGACGCTTGAGGTGTGATACTGCAATCAAACTAATCCCAGTCTCTTGCACAAGCATACGCAGCTTAGTCATCAACTCATCGATACTCTTACGCTCATCGCCATTAGACTGAGCAGAAACAACCATAGAAATATGGTCAAGAAAAACATACTTGCAGTCTGCTGCTTTAGCGAAATAACGAATGCGGTTAACAACGTTATCAATATCAGTACTCCCGAAATTATCCCAAAAGAAAAGTCTGTCAGTACCCAAGGTAATATCAAAGGCATTTTTTAGCTCCAATTCAGATACGTCAGTGTCAGGTAAATGTAACGGCTTATTCAAGTACAAGGACATAATGCCTCGTGCAGTCTTACGCACTGACTCTTCCATGAACATCAAGCCAATGTTTTGGTCAGTAGTCTTAATCAAGTGCCAAAGGATTTCTCTAAGGAACTGAGACTTACCAAGTCCCGATCCAGCAGTGACTGTAATAAGCTCTGCAGGGCGAATTCCGTAGGTGAGTTCATTAACTCCAGGCCAAGGATATATGGCTGAAGACTTTTCAACTGGACGATTGACCTCTTCCCAGAGTGTCGATCCAGCAACGATACCATCAGGAGTCCAGTTTTCTGCTGCCCACCATTGTTTAACATACTCAGCTCCTTTGCCTGCTTTCAAATAATCACAAGCATCCTTGTAACCATTTAAGTGTTTAACGATTTTACATTTACTACCTAGCACTTCTGCAACTTCACTCGCAGCCTTCTGTCCTGGTTCATCAGCATCAAAGCAGATGTAGATCTCCTCGAATGTAGTTAACCATTCATAGGCCTGTTTAACATCTTTTAAGGCCGATTGAGCACCGTTGCGGATGGATACGTTAGGATACTTACTACCACTCATCTGAAAGCCTGCTAGTGCGTCTAGCTCACCTTCATGAATCGTTACAGTCTTACCCCCTTTAGGGAAGAGGCATTGACCGAAGAGCACAGAGCCTTTCCAGTCACCAGCAATCGAAAAGGTTTTGTCAGCCACAGAGCGAATTTTAGAAGCGATGATAGCTCCTTCACTATTCGTGTAAGGATACACTTGTGAAGAGTCATCAGAGGTAACTCCGTAGTACTGGCACGTCGCTGAAGTAATTCCCCGATCAGGAATAGACTGGACAGTGCCTCGTAGGTTTAATTCTTTCTTAGGGCTATTGCTTACCGTTGCTTCACCATCACCAGCAACATAGGTGAGACAAGCATAGCAATAGGTATGCCCGTCATCGAAGAGTGCATTAGCATCAGAGCTACCACACTTCTCACAGGCTATATGTTTTATAAATTGACTCATGATTCTTTCTCGTGTATAATATCTATCTAGGCTTTATTGTTTCTTTAATACATATAACTATAATAACAATAACTATTAATAATATAATCATATTAGTTATAATCATTAAAGTTATAATCATCTAAATAGATATTAAGATCATCTATATCAGAACTACTTAGTAAGTCTACTCTATCTTTATAGAGAATATCATCCTTAACAGTCTTTAAACAACTCAGGCACATGTCAAGGTAACTGTTAGTGGTCACTGACTTAATGGTGGATTCATAGTCAGTCAGTAAATTGTTACAACAATAGCATCTCATACAAGGTCTCCAATGCCTTTTAAATCGATTATAAGGGGCTTTTTAGCCGAGTTCTTCATCGTCTGATACCTCACCCTCACCTGATACGTTATCACAGTCCCAAGGCACGTATTCACAATCCATCTCTTCAGGCGAATAAGTGCTGGCACGATCCTTCTCAGGCATTACGTTCATCATTAATAACTTTATATTCTGTATATTCGATTGAGTCATAATAATCTTTAAAGGCCTCAGCTAATAATCTCCATGTAGGCATATTAGTTTCTCCAATCTCACCCTCATATAATGGTTCACCAATACCACCACGATTTAATATTGCTTTTAATTCTGCATCAGTCATAATAAACAATCCTTTAATAAGCCACGTTTAATTAAAATGTTCTTTAACTTAAGTAATGCTGCTACTTCTATTTGCTTTACTCGTTGATGAGAGATACCTAGCTCATCTGCTATCTGCTGGTAAGTGTACATGCTATCCTCGAATGTAAGTAAGAACATTAAAGATAGTATCTACCACGCTAGTTAAGCAAAGTATGATAATCAAAATAGATTCTGCGTTATTGAATTTCAAAATGGAGCCTCCTCAAATTCAAATTTAGGTGCTTTCTTTAACTCGATAGTCCAAGCATTAGATCCAACATAAGACAGAGCCTCGGCCTTCGTATAGAACCAACGAAGCATAAAGCCCTCCTCATCATAGACCCAGTACTTACTTAGCATTTACAATCTCTTGAGTAAGATACGCACAACAAGTTATAAATGCTTTCTTCATCTTGTTTACTTTCTTTACATCAGCCCACTCAATACGATCAGAGTTAGGTTTCTTATGGGCATTGACCGCTAACGTTACCAAGTCTATCAGAGAAAAGGTCTCGACTGCTTCAGCGTCATCGCCAACGAAGAGCTGAATCTGACCTCTATCGTTAATCCAAATACCAATGTCTAAATCTACTGTAATCTTACTCATTCTTTAATCTCCTTACGCTTAAACTCTTTAGACATCCATGCGTCCACGGCTTTATCAACGTGCTCACCAGTGAGCCACACGTGCGTGGACATCTTACCATCACAGAGCACTACTGCTGGTGCGATAACGTCTTGTGGCACGTCCCATGAGCCATCACGTAGCCAGCGATAACGCTCTGCGTCTAAGAAGTTTTGACTATCAGCAAGCATCTTAGCCCATAGCGTAGCTCTATTGTCCTCCTGAGCCTCTAGTGCGTCGGCTGCACGTATAAGAAGGTTACGTGTAACGACATACTCATCCTTATCAGCGTACGCACGTAGCTGCTTAATTAAGTTCTCAGTCATTTAAAATCTCCACAATAGGATTGTTTTTGTATTTATACAATGGTTTAATTTCTGCGACAATCGACGGAAAATATTTTGAATTATTTTCAGCATACTTTTTAGCTTCTCCTAAATCAGAATATAGTTTAGCTTCAAACATACTTTTCCATGCGAGGTATGAACCATCTTGTGCGAATGGTTCAGTATAGACAACATACTTAACAGTATTCTGCACTACTTCTCTTTTCTCTTCTTTCTTTTTAAATAGCTTAATCATTTACAGCCTCCGCAGATTCATACATATCAATCAAATCATTAATTACTTTTGTGCTCCCAAATTTTACCATCATTGCGACGGCATCGCATAACATATTGTGATAACAAAACTCTTCCCACATTATCTTGGCCTCTTCAGGGAACATCTCAGCCTGTAAGTTAGTCATTGTAAGGGTTCTCCTCATAGTATTCATTAGCCTTCATGAATGCAATATCATACCAATAGACAGAGACCTTCTCAATCACCTCTACTGGTGCATGACTAGGCGTAGGATAGACTGATTCACAATAGCCACACTCGCTTAGGCCTTCAGCCCAGTTATGGGGTTCACGATAATTGTATTCATTCTCTAGCATGTCAAAGGCATATTGCTCTACCTTCCAGTCCCAGTCATCGGGATAGCCATCATCATCGGGTTCGTAGTATCTATCTTCCATTGTCATCATAATTAAATCTCCTTTGTGCGTAGTGTAAAGTTTTCAATCTCTACTTTATCATCAGATTCATCTGCATCAATTAACTTTTGCACTTTCTGAACAAACTTTTCCGCTAACTCTATGTCATTAAATATTTGTAAATTTTCCCAGTATTCATTGCCCCATTCATCCGCACCGCTAGATTTTACCAAATATAATTCCATAATATTCTCCTAGATTGTTTTAAATGTCAAGGTTAAATTAATGCCGTTAGTCTCTAGCGTACAATCGTCAGTCTCATATCTTGCACCATTAGATTCTACATGAGCCAGCATAGCATCGGGAAAATTCTCATCGATCCAAGTAAGCAGCTCGTCCTTAGTATTAAATATAATTGTATGTCTCATGCCGTTACCTCCACAATTCTATAATCGCTTGCGTCGTACTCGTCTTCAATCTCACCATTAAAATGAGCCTGAGCCATCTCGTCTAGGAAGTCATCTAGCGATGCCTTAGCGTCTTCATAGCTATCAAAATATTCTAGCTCATCATTACATTGCCATACATTCTCCCAGCCATATAGGAATTGAGTTTGTATCTCATACTTTACCATTACATTCTCCTTAATTTGTGAGTGAAAGTCAATCATGATTCAATCTCCTACCTTAATAAATTGAAAGTGCTCGTTGATAAATTGCTTAGCCTCATCGTCTACAATCTCCCAGTGGCCTGTAATATTACCGTTGCTGTCCTTTACTTTACCACGTGTAAGGCCTAGGCCGATATCACTCACCATATAATCTACGGCCTTGCCAATCTCCCATCCTATACCCTCATCAGTATAAGCAGCGTTGTCTAGATTAATTTTAAGATTTAATTCCATGTTAAGTATTCCACAAGTTTAATGTTTTAATCTCTTCGATAGCCTGAGCACGATATAAGTTTAATTCCTCCCCGATATCTTGCCCTGATATATCCTTGATCCAGCCCGTACCGTACCAGTTTTTATACTTGTCATGGTAGTTAAGATCAATCCAATTTTCTCCCCATGTAATGGTAAAGGCCTTCGCACCTTGCTTTAAGTACTCGGCAATGGTTCGCATTACAACGGCCTTACTTGGTTTTCTATTCTTGAATTCTATTTCAATTACTGGATACAATGTGCTCATGATATAATCCCTTCGTCTAATAATTGCTGCAATGTACGTCCAAAAAATCCCTGTAATTGATACCCTAAACCAGTGTCATGCAAGTGCTGCCATGCTGCAATGACCTGCTCTTCATTATCGCATTCAATAAAACCCTCAGCGATTCCTACGGCCTGATAATTATCCATTTTATAAACCCTTTACTGATTGAATTGTAAATTTATTAATAGCTCTATAGGCCTTAGCCTGCATGTCAAATACGGTGATGTACTTATTAGCGTCTAGCGTACTTGTACCACCTTTTAAATGCTTAACAACGCCTAGACGGCCATTTAATTCTCGGACGCTCCCGTCCTTTTTAATAAACGTGACGGTAAAAATCTTCCCTTTACTATTTAAAATCTTATCTACTATTGAATTGTTTTCCATGTTTAATTCCTTTATAAGTTAACTACAATCACAATTTAAACCCTATAGATTGTCACGTCTATAGGGATATACCCTTAGGCTGCCAATGCTATACGGATTACCTTAGCCATTGTTTTACCATGAGCAGGGTAGGCAATGACTGACACGTCCTTGTCATAACATGCCCTGCAGCCGTTACACTTGCCCTCATTCTCATAAGCCTTGCATAATGTCATACCGTCCTTGATATCATTAGATGTAGGAATGATGACGGAACCATGTAAACCATTCTCATATTCTCCAGTCACGCTATCGCTAGAGAATCGGACGGACACGTTATCCAATGCCCTCATCTTGGCAATGATGGCCTTATACTTAGGGAATTTCTCCATGCGTGTAGGGATCCAATGCTTTACCCATGGGGTAAGCGTCATCACTTGATAGATTTTCTCTGCAAGATCTACAGAATACATATCTCCGCTATCGAACCATCTAAAATAGCGTGAAGAGTCTAAGGCCTGCACCATATCAGAGACCCAATCGTCTCTAATCCAGTCACGCTTATTAAACTCTCTAGGGGCTTTGACATTGGAAAATCTATAATTGCCCGTTGTGGCATAACAACCCTTACATGCGTCTACAAGGCCTCCAGTTTTGGAATCAATAGATCCTTGGCAGGTGTCTAGAGCGTTGAGAGACCATGACATAATGCCGTCAAGCTTACTTGTTTTTGATAATTTAACAGTCATGATTAGATATCCTCTTCAATAATTAAGATTGTTTTGCCCTGCTCTTCATACGTTTTGGCCTGAGCCTTGACGTGTTTTTCCTTGAAATAGTAATCAATATATGAGCCGTCAACGTATAAGCGATAAATTTTAGTCATATTAAAACCCTCCAGTAGATAGAATGTAAACGAGTAACGGTAATGTAAAGCAAAGTAAACCTAAGAGACATCCCTGTAAAAACTTAACCATGATTAGATCCTTTATAAAGTGTTTAACGTGTAATGCATATATAACACTTTACGGATCTTGCAAGGGATTGTATATAGGTATAAACCCTAATATGATTAGATCATTTAGTTATATAAGGCAGCGTTAGATCTTATCAATTGATATAAGGGAATAACACTAGGCAGGATTGTCTAAGTACTTGATTGTCCTAGGCAGGTTATGCACTCATCTAGAAACCCGATAAGGCCTCCATAGTTAATCTAATTAATCGATAAGGGTATGACCTGCACAGATGATAATGATTCTCATTACACTCTTATGTCTTATATAAGACTGGACAGGCCTAGGCAGGGTAGGGTATTCCCTAGGTAGGATCTAGGTAGGGGAGGGGTAAAAAGAATTATTTCTGAAAAGTTTATATAGCCTTTTATGACGCTGCTGTAACTTTTAAAACAGGGGGTAGGGTCTAGGCAGTCTAGCAGAGAATTAAAAGCCCCAGGAAGGGACTAAGAAGGCCTAAGGAGGTGTGCACTTAGCTCTGAACAGGCTAAGAAGTGCTCTTTGCTCCTAATAGATCTAAAAAGCCTTTAAAGCCAGTATAGCCTTATAAGCCTTTAAAGATATAGTTATTATTATCTTTATTATATATTATTACTTTTATAGTAAACCTTAAAAGCCTTAATAGCCTATAAAGCTTATTAGCCTGTATAGATAGGGTAACATACTTTTCTTCTTTTGTCAAGCTTTTTCTCTCGTCCCCTATAAAATGGAGACATACAAAAATAATTAAAATAACTATTGACAAACAACAAAAGTTATGATATAATAACAAACATAAGTAAAGGATTGTCTTCAAACATGACACGACGTAAGAAACGAGATTTAAAAGCAGAAGGTAAATGGTGGTCTGACAGCCAAAGGCTTGAGGCTGCACAGACATTTCTTGCCTTAGGTAACGGTGCTCAAACGGCTGCTGTGCTGAATATCCCTTTAGCTACCTTTAACCGTTGGAAGTATACCGACTGGTTCAAGAAGATGGTTGAAGAGCTAAAGGCAGAAGATAACCTTAAACTTAATGCTCGTCTTACTAAGTTGGTGACTAAAGCTTTAGACGTTACTGAAGATAGGTTGACTAATGGTAATTACCAATATGACCCTAAGACTTCAGAACTAGTACGTGTCCCAGTGTCTCTAAAGGATGCCTCTAAAGTAGCTAATGACATGTTGGCTCGCAAAGACATCATTGAAGATAAGCCGATGCAAGAACAAATTGAAAAGACTGTAGACGATAGACTAGCTAAGCTTGCTGAACAGTTCAGAGCCTTTGCTAAGCCAAAGGAAAAGGACATAACCCCTAAACCTTTGGTGATTGAAAATGCCTCGTAAAGAACCTAGAAACTACAAACAAGAATACAAAGACTACCACGGTACTGGAACTCAAAAGAAGAACAGGGCTGCCAGGAACGGTGCTAGAGCTACAATGGCTGCAGCAGGTAAAGTCTCTAAAGGTGATGGTAAAGAAGTAGATCACAAGAAACCTTTGTCTAAAGGTGGCAGTACCAGTAAAGGAAACTTACGAGTCGTAAGTAAAGCAGTAAACAGGAAAAAGGGCAATAGAACAGGTGGAACTAACAAATGAAGTCATTGAGGGTTTTAGTAACGCTTGCTTAGTCAAGAACTTTGACTCAGCCACACAGACCCCTGAGTTCCACAGAGAACTATGGCAACTGTGTTGTTCTAAGGATAAGTTTGTTGCTATCGCTGCTCCTCGTGGTCATGGTAAGTCTACAGCAGTAACGTACACATACCTGTTAGCTGAAGTACTGTTTCGTAGGTCAAAGTATGTTTTGATTGTCTCTGACAGCTTTTCACAAGCTGGTTTGTTCTTAGGTGATATCATCAAAGAGCTTAGGGATAATGAAGATATACATGGATTATTTGGCGAAATAGAGTTTGCAAAATCCACAGAAGATGATATAATATGTAAGTTCGATGACGGTTATACATTTCGTATCCAAGCTAAAGGTTCAGAACAAAAGCTTCGTGGTTTGAAATGGTTAAATAAACGTCCAGACTTAATCATCTGTGATGATATGGAATCTGATGAACAGGTTCTAAACAAGGATCGTAGAGAGAAGCTTCGTAGATGGTTCTACTCTGCTTTGATCCCTGCCCTGTCAGTTACAGGAAAGATTAGAATTGTAGGTACTATTTTGCACCTAGACTCATTGCTTGAAAGGCTTATGCCAGAGTCTCAGTTAGCTGCACTAGGATCTAAAGCGTTAAAGAATTTAGTAACAGAAGACTTACGGCAGTTTACGGACTATAAGACTTCATGGTTGTCCATTAAGTATCGTGCCCATACAGATGACTTTAGTAAGATTCTGTGGCCTGACAGATGGAATAAACAATCACTGTTAGAACGTAAAGCTCAGTACATTAGCCAAGGTTTAGCTGATGTCTACAGTCAAGAGATGTTAAACATCCCTCTTGATGATGCTAACGGATTCTTTAAGAAGAGCGACTTTACGCCACTTAAAGAAGAAGACCGTAAGAAGAATTTGAATTACTATATTGCATGTGACTTGGCAATTAGCCAAAGGCAACATAGTGATTACAGTGTTTTTGCTGTGGCAGGGATGGATGAAAATCAGCACTTGCAGTGTGTGAACATCGTCCGTGACAGGATGGATGCGATGCAGATTGTGGAAACTATCCTTGCCCTCCAGCGAACATACAAGCCTGAACTTTTTGGAATTGAAGCAGGAACCATCCAGAAGTCCATCGGTCCGTACTTGAACGAGGCAATGCTTCAGCAAGATACATTTATCAACCTAGTGTTGCTCAAGCCTAGTGGTGATAAATTAAGTCGTGCGAGGTCAATGCAAGCTCGTATGAGAGCAGGAGCCGTCAAATTTGACACATCTGCTGATTGGTATCAAACGTTTGAAGATGAGCTACTTAGGTTTCCTAGAGATAGACATGACGATCAAGTTGACGCTTGGGCATATATCGGATTGTTACTCAATCAAATGCAAGTAGCTGCAACAGCAAACGAACTTGAGGACGAAGAGTACAGGCTTGCCTTACATGAATTTGGATATGACCAAATTGGTCGCAACGCTACAACAGGCTACTAGAACGAATGCAAATTAATACTAATTTTAATCTTGACGAGATTGTAGAACTGCCTAACATCGCTGAGGTGTTGGATGAGCAGACAATCAATACTATTAGCTACAATGTCTGGAAAGGCTTTGAAGCGGATAAAGAATCACGTTCTGCTTGGGAAAAGCGTACTGAAGATGCTATGAAGCTTGCTTTGCAAGTTGCTGAAGCTAAGTCGTTTCCTTGGCCTGGTGCTTCTAACGTTAAGTTTCCATTAGTTACTATTGCTGCATTACAGTTCCATGCACGTAGCTATCCTGTTCTTATCAACAGCGATACCCCTGTACAGTGCCGTGTTTACGGTGATGACCCTTCAGGTCAAAAAGAAGCCCGTGCTCATCGTGTAAGCCAGTTTATGTCTTACCAGATTCTTGAGCAAGATACCAACTGGGAAGCTGAGATGGATCGTGTATTGATCTCTCAACCAATCGTAGGCTGTGCTTTTAAGAAGTCTTACTTCGACCCCATCCTCAAACACAACGTTTCCGAGAACATCCTTGCTAAGGATTTTGTCGTAAACTACTGGACTAAACATCTAGATACATCCCCACGTATCACCCACGTCCAATATTTCTCCAAGAACGACATCTATGAGCGTGTAGCTCGTGGCCTGTTCTGTGAGATGAAAGAAATAATGCCTGCTGCTGTTCCAGAGTCTAACTTGACACTGGCTCAGAATAAAGCTCAAGGCATGACCGCCCCTAATTCTATCGACGACTCCACACCTTACGAGATCCTAGAGCAGCATTGCTTTATTGACTTCGATGGTGACGGTTACGCTGAGCCGTACATCGTTTGGATGCGTCGTGATACCAAACAAGTATTGCGTATTGTTGCACGTTACTTTGAGACCTCTATTGAAAGAGATGAAAAAGAAAATGTCCTACGAATCACGCCAGAAACGTACTTCACCAAATTCCCATTTATTCCTTCACCCGATGGAGGATTTTATGATCTCGGCTTTGGTGTGCTACTTGGGCCTCTTAACCAAAGTATTGATACCATTCTTAACCAGCTTATCGACTGTGGAACCATGGCGAACACAGCAGGTGGATTCCTCTCACGAGGCATCAAGCTAAGAGGCGGTAACTACAACTTTGCACCTTTGGAGTGGAAGCATGTCGATACCACTGGTGACGATCTCCGCAAAGGGATTGTTCCTCTTCCAGTTCGTGAGCCTTCTCAAGTTCTTTATACTCTTCTTAATCTGCTTATTAATTACGGTGAGCGTATTGGTGGTTCTGTTGATATTCTCACAGGACAAAACCCTGGACAGAATACTGCTGCGGAAACAACTCGCACAATGGCTGAACAAGGAATGAAGATTTTCTCAGGTATCTTTAAACGTACCTACAGAAGTCTTAAAGATGAGTTCCGTAAGCTTTATCGCTTAAACCAGTTGTACCTTGTTGGTATTGAAGATTACAATAGCGACACAGGTCAAAACTTTATTGATGCAGATGACTTCTCAGGTCCTGTATCTGATGTACGTCCTTCTGCAGATCCTAACATTGTTTCAGATGTTCAGCGTATCCAGCAAGCACAAGCAGTCTTGCAACTAGCTTCTACCACACCTGGTATGAATATGTACGAAGCTCAGAAGACATACCTCAAAGCAATGAAGGTAAATAACATTGATATGTTGCTGCCTGATCCTAAAGGCCCTAACGCTATTAAGCCAGGCCCATCTGAGAAGATTCAGATTGAGATGATGAAGCAACAAGCTAAGCAAGCTGACGCACAGTTACAGTACAAGACAGCTATGATGAAGATGATGAAGGATGTAGAGCTGAACCAAGCTAAGATTCATAAGCTTGAAGCTGACGCTATCCTTGCTATTGAACAAGCTGGCGGTGTACGTACAGGACAAGATATTGCAATGCTCGACGCACAAATTGGTGCTATGCGAGCCAAGAACGAAGGAATTCAGACTGCTCTTAGAACTATGATGGATCTTGAGAAGCATGTTATGGATACAAACAAACCTGCCCCTGAAGCACCTCAAGAGGGAGGCGAAGTACCAGAGATGTAACATAAGGAGGAAGTATGGCAATAGTAGTAACAGAAGAAGAGTATGTGCAGTGGAGAGATAGTAGGGTTACAAGGGCTTTTATGTTTGCCCTTAAACAAGATAGAGAATGGTTAAAGGAAATGTTGTTGGCAGGTACTGAAGATGATGCTGGTCTTCGTGGACGTGCAGCAGCAGTAACTCAAATCCTAAATCTAACCTACGAAGAGTTAATGGAATCAATTAAGGAAGCCAGAGATGTCTAATGTATCGGGAATTAACCCAGTATTTGATAGGCTCTTGATTCAACCGATGGAAGTAACCGAAAAGACCGATTGGGGTTTTCAGTTATCTACAGAGGAAACATCAGAGCGTGAACAGTTAGCTAACACAACAGGTATCATCATTGCCCTAGGCGAAGAAGTCCCTGAAGGTGTCGTAGCAGTAGGCGATAAAGTAGTTTATGCCAAGTATGCAGGTTTAATGTATACAGGTAAAGACGGACGTGATTATCGCATGGTGAATTACGATAACTTAGTAGCTAAATTAGACGCAGACGTGGACTTAGTAGATCCGCATTTAAAAAAAGGAATTAAGTAATGAGTGAAGAACTGCAACAAGAAGTCCAACAGGAAGCTCCAGAAGCCTCTCAGTACGAGTCCGAAGCACGGGCACAGGGCTGGGTAGCACAAGAAGAGTTTCGTGGATCTGAGAGCGATTGGGTTGATGCTGAGACGTTTGTACGTCGTGGCAAAGAAATTATGCCAATCCTTCGTAAGAACAATGAGAAATTGCTTAAAGAATTAGGCGAAGCAAAGAAGGCTGCCGAAGAAGCACGTGAAGCTGCAAAAGAGTTCCGTGAATATCAAAAGCAACAATTCGAAAAGAAAGCCAAAGATCTTGAAGGCCAGCTAGAGCAACTGAAGCAAGCTAAGCGTGATGCAATCACACAAGGCGATGGCGACAGGGCAATAGCGATTGACGATGCAATGGATGAATTGAAAGAGCAACGTCTAGAGGCTAAAGAAGAACTAAAAGCTGCTGAAGAAAAAGCTAAAGAAGTTCCACAGGTCACTGCTGATCCAATCCTTAATAACTGGATGGATAAGAATGACTGGTTTGGTAAAGATGCAAGAATGACAGGTATCGCTAATGGTTTAGGTGTAACTCTTCGACAAGAGAACCCTGGATTAAACGGTCAAGCTTTCTTGGATAAACTAGACGCAGAACTTGCTGAAGTGTTTCCAGATAAGTTTGGTAAGAAACGTACACCTAACCCAATGGAAGGCTCTCCTAACGGAACAGCTAGACCATCGGTAAGTTCAGGTAAGAAGACTTACACTAACTTGCCTGCAGAGGCTAAAGCAGCTTGCGATAAATTCGTTAAGCAAGGTCTGATGACCAAAGAGCAATATGTTGCAGAATACGATTGGGAATAAGGGAGAAAGAACATGACTGAAATTAAAAAAGAAGTAAAAGCTGTACCAGAGTCTACTAAGGTAGAGCGTCCACGTGAACGTAAAAAAGGCGTATTTAATGGGACTCAGGGTAAGCTGCAAGTAGGATCAACCATTGAAGGTTATCACTTGCATATTTTCAACGACACGCCAGGTCGTATTACGGCTGCTGTTGAGAACGGTTATGAATTCGTTCATCCCAGCGAGGTAGGTGGTACTACGGAGAATGTTACATCACGTAATACCGACATAGGAGATAAGGTTAGATTCTTGGTAGGTGCAGGCGATAAAGGTGAACCCATGTACGCTTATTTGATGAAAATCAAAGAAGAATGGTGGATGGAAGACCAAAAGCAACTACAAGAACGTAACGATAAAACTGATGCAGCAATCCGTGGTGGTAAAACACCTGGTGTAGATTCTACTGGATTCTACGACGCTGGTATCAGATACAAATAATTTCATTCCATAAGGAGTTTTATAAATGGCAAACGTAAATGCCGTAACAGGATTGTCGCCAGTCGGCACAATCACTGGTGCACCCTTTAACGAGCAAGGCGTACTGTACGCTATCGCTAACGACGCTTCTAACACATACGCCATTGGCGATATCGTTAAGTCTGCTGTTGGTAACGATGCAAACGGTGTTGGTCTCGTAACTAAAGCAGCAGCGACTGATGTTCCATTGGGCGTTATTGCTTCTATCCGTGTAGCTAACCCAGGCGTAAGCTTGGCAGGTACAAACATTAACTTGGCACAGTTGTACATCAGCTTGTCTTCTGGTTCATACACTTATGTTTATGTAATCACTGACCCTGCTGTTGTTTATCGTGTTCAAGCTAATGCTTCTGCAAATGCTAAAGTTGGTTCTACTGCAGTTCCAACAATCACTGCTGACCAGACTTCTACATTAAGCCAGTCTTCACCATTCTCTGCTACATACGTAACTGCTGATGCTTCTGCAACTGCAGCTTCTATGTTCCAAGTAGTTGGTATGTACCAAGAGCCTACAAACGTTCCTGGTGCTTACAATGACTTGTTAGTAGTGTTCAACAAGCATCAATACAAACAAGCCTTCGGTGCTTAATTAAAGGAGATATAAAAAATGGCTGGTGTAATTACAACTGGTACACATCCCAAGGCTCTATGGCCTGGTATCAAAGCATGGTGGGGTCAGGTTTATGACGAGCATCCAGAAGAGTATATCCATCTCTTCGACAAAGATACTTCAATGCAAAACTACGAGGAAGACGTTCAGTTAACTGGATTCGGTCTTGCTCCTGTTAAGTCTGAAGGTGCTGGCGTTCAATACGATTCAGAAGTACAAGGTTTCGTAACTCGCTACACACACATTGCATACGCTCTTGGTTACATCGTAACTAAAGAAGAGTTGGATGACAATTTGTATGAGCAAGTTTCTAAGCGTCGTGCTGCTGCGTTGGCTATGTCTTTCCGTCAAACGAAAGAAAACGTTGGTGCAAACGTATACAACCGTGCGTTCAATGCAACCTACACAGGTGGTGATAATCAACCTTTGTGCTCTACAGCACATCCTAACACCTCTGGTGGTACTTTTGCGAACACTCCTACTGTTTCCGTTGACCTTTCCGAAGCTTCTTTGGAAGATGCAACTGTTGCAATCATGGGTTTCCAAAACGACCGTGGTCTCTTGATCAACGTAATGCCACGTAGCTTGATCGTTGCTCGTCAAGAATGGTACAATGCTAATCGCATTTTGAAGTCAGTATTCCAATCAGGTACTGCAAACAACGATATCAACGTTCTGAAGGCAACTAATGCCATCCCAGAAGGTATCGTTATGAACCATTACCTCACAAGCCCACACGCTTGGTTCCTCCGTACTAATATCCAAAACGGTATGAAGTACTACGAGCGTACAGGTATCTCATTTGATCAAGACAATGATTTTGATACAATGAATGCTAAAGCTAAAGGCTACGAGCGTTACAGCTTCGGTTGGTCTGACCCACGTGCAATCTATGGCGTAAACGGCCCATAATTAGTTCTTTACATTTGAACTAGTTTGTGTTATAATAGCAGAGTTAGGGATTCAAAAGATTCCTTTCTCTGCTTCCTTAAAGGGCATATATGAAACATTTTAGCACCATCAAAACCCCTGAAATGGGTGTTGCTAAGGACAAAGTAGCTGGTAAAGCTATGGCGAAACCTTCAGCAAAGATGCCTAGTGGTCTTGGAGTTGTCAACGCTGTTGAGAACAAAGAAGGTCAAGATTCAGGCTTCAAAAAGAAGAGACTACATGCTGTAGAATCTTTGAAGTATCCAAAGTAATAATTCTTTATCCTAAACGTCTTAATTGACGTGAACCCATCACTTTTAGGAGATATCCATGGGCACACCAACAAGATTTACATACGGTATTGCCACCGTTGCTAAAGGCAAACCACTCTCAAGCTATCCACTTCCTGATCCTTTCAATAGCACAAGCGATCAAGGCTATGGCGTAGCAACTTACTCTAACGATTTCATGTCTGTTAATGCTGAAGACTTTACCATCTCTGGTGCAAGTTCTACATTAGCAGTAGCTTCTGGTTTAGGCGGTTTAGCTGTTCTAACTCCAGGTGGCACAACTACTGCAACTGCAGCTTTCAAACCAGGCACATCTTTTGGATTTGTAGCTGGTCAAAAACTATGGTACACAACTCGTTTAGAAGTTAGTGCAACTACAGGTACTTTCTTGGCAGGTCTAGCTTCTGCTGGCACTTCCGCTACTGATGGTTTATGGTTTGTAACTTCAGGTACTTCAGTTAACTTGGTATCACGTGTAGGTTCTACATCTACTACTTTGTTAACAGGCGTAGCTACTGTTGCTGCTAATACTTTTGTTCAATTAGGTTTCCATTATGACAATACTGATTTAGTAGTATATGTTAACGGTAACTTAGTTGCTCGTGTTACATCACCAACTATCGGTTCTTCTGGTACTACTTTGACTAGTGCTTTGTTGTCTCCAATCTTCTCGGATACACCAACTGCTACTGAAACAATGACCATTGACTACGTATTGGCTGCTGTCGAAGTTTCACGTTAATAGGGAGTAGCACATGACTACTACAATTCAAACACCTATTCAAATATTAGTTGACGGCCCACGTAACGTCGTAATCAAATACGAAGGTACGTTGACGACTACTGATTCAGGTGTTTATACTATTGTTGACCCTGCTGCATTAAGTGACTTTGATATCAACGGAGTTAAAGCCAATCGTTTGCGTGTTAATAAAATCAACTACGACGTAGAAGACTTATTGACTGTGAACATCCTTTGGGAAGGTGCTTCTTCTAATACCGTGTTCTGGAATTTTGCAGGACGTGGTAAAGTAGAAGCAAGACATTATGGCGGTATTATTAATAATGCTACCAACCCTACAGGTAAGATTTTAGCTTCATTTGATTATGAAGGCACAGGTCAAACCTTAACATTTACAATCGTTCTTGAGTTGGTAAAACAACACGTTTAATATGCAAACTAATCTAGACGCTAAGGAAATTCAACTAGTCGCTACCATCACTCGTGCTGACGGCACTGTGGAGGAACTTGGCGTTATAGATTACTGGCATGTTAATCCAATCAAGAGAATTATTTGGAGAATTAAAAAATGGCTACATTACTAGTTAACACTGGTCGTGCCATCGTAACTAGCCGTATCAACGGTTCTGGTACAACACCAAGCTATGTTGCTTGGGGTACTGGTGCTGGTACGACTTCTGCGACTGACACAACTTTGTTTACTGAAGTAACTCCTCGTGTTTCAGGCACATCTAGTCAAGTTACAACTTCTACAACCAATGATACCTTTCAAGTAGTAGGTACACAGACTGCAGCAACTGGTGAGACAATTACCAATGCTGGTTTGTTTGATGCTTCTACTTCTGGTAACTTGTTTGTTAAAGGTGACTTTACTGGTATTGCTTTGAATAGCGGTGACAGCATTCAGTTTACATTTAAAGTACAATTTAGTTAATAAATAGGATATTATGGCTTTCGTTCTAGCGGATCGGGTAAAAGAAACTACAACTTCTCCTGGTACAGGCACAGCTACCTTAAATGGTGCTGCGTCTGGTTATCAATCCTTTTCTGCTGGAATTGGAGCCAACAATACTACGTATTACACCATAGCTGACCAATCAGGTACTAACTGGGAAGTTGGTTATGGAACTATCGGGGCAGGCGGTACAACTCTTGCGAGAACTACCGTCCTAGCTTCCTCTAATTCAGGATCACTGGTAAATTTTTCCAGTGGTACACAAGATGTATGGTGTGACTATGCAGCTAAAAAGGCTGCCATTCAAGACTCACTAGGAACAACAACTGTTCCACAATTAGCAACAAACTCTACGACAAGCACAACTCCTGTGTTATCTTTTAATGCGTCTAATTCAAACTACGCAGCAGGTGCATCGGTATCTGGAAGTTATTTACAAACTTTGTTGCAAAACAAATCAGGCACTGCAGGAGCCTCTACCAACTACGTACTAAGTAATGACTTAGGCACGGACTCATCTTATTATGGTGAGTTTGGTATGAACTCTTCTGTATATAGTTCAGGAACTCCTTCTGATTTTTATAGTATTAATAACGGTGTTTATTTCTCAGGACATGACGGTGATATTACTGTAGGTTCTGGTAATGGTTATAAATATTACATGGCTTGGGGCACTACAGGTAACAATGCCCACGTTATTAACGCTTCAGGTGCTCTTGGTTTATCTACCAACTTAGGCACTACTCCTGCTCTTAGCGGTACAACAGGCTATGGTACTTCTGGTCAAGTATTAACTAGTCAGGGAAGCTCTGCTGCTCCTATTTGGACAACACCTGCTACTGGTACAGTAACATCCGTAACAGGTAATGCTCCTGTTGTTTCTTCAGGCGGTACAACTCCTGCAATTAGCATGGCTGCAGCTACCACTTCTGTAAACGGTTATTTAACCTCTACAGATTGGAACACATTTAATAATAAATCTCCTGCAGCAGGCTCTTCTAGTATTACTACTACAGGTACAGTTACTTCAGGCACATGGTCTGCTTCTTTTGGTGCGGTAAGTGGTGCAAACTTAACTTCTTTAAACGGTTCTAATATTTCTAGCGGTACTGTAGCTGCTGCTCGTTTAGGTTCAGGAACTCCTTCAAGCTCTAACTATTTACGTGGTGACGGTACATGGTCTACCGTATCAGCTTCTCCTGCAGGCTCTAACACACAAGTACAATATAACTCTTCAGGCTCTTTTGCTGGCTCTGCTAACTTTACATTTGACGGTACTAACGTTCTTGTAGCAGGTACTGTATCAGGTGGTTCTGATGAGAGACTCAAAAAGAACTGGCGTAGCGTAGTATCTAACTTTATTGAGAAGTTATCTAAAGTTAAAGCAGGTATCTTTGATCGTACCGATCTAGAACTTACTCAGCCTGGTGTGTCTGCTCAGTCATTAAGAGAAGTATTACCAGAGGCCGTTCTTGAAGACGAGAATGGTATGTTATCTGTTAACTATGGCGGTGCAGCATTGTTGTCTGTAATTGAACTAGCTAAGGAAGTAGTTGCTTTACGTGCTGAAATCGAAGCTTTAAAGGCTAAATAATGTTCGGACGATATCCGAATTCTGGTGCTCCTTTTGCAGGATCATCAATACAAAACTTAGCAAAAGCATTAACTGTTTCTGTAACAGCTACTATTAGTCTTTTAGCGACTAAAGTACAACAAAAAGCATTAACTATTAGTTCTACAGCTACTGTAAATATTGTAAAACAAATTAGTAAAATACTTAGTGTATTATCAAGTTCTGTAATTAGTATTGTAAAGTTTGTATCTAAGTTTATTAGTGTATTGTCAAGTTCTACAAGCAGTATTGTAAAGTCTGTTACACATAGTTTAAATGTACTAAGTACTGCAATAGTTTCTTTAGTTCGTTTACCTATTAAGCTATTGGCAGTAACTTCTACTAGTACTGTAACTTATATCAGAGCTATTAATAAAATAATGGCTACTATTACAGACACAGTAATCGTGGTATTAACAGATATTGCACTGCATTTAGTTGCTTTTTCAGTTACTGTGACAGGGTCTCCAGTCATTAAAAAAGCTATTAGTGTCACTAAAACAATATCTAGCACAAGCACAGTAGCTTTAGTTAAATTAATTGGTATTATTAAAAGTGTACTTTCTACTGCTACAGTAAGCATACTTAAAGGTACTTCTAAACTAAAAACATTATCAGTAAGCGTTACAGGGACTGTAAGTTTACTTAAAACTAGATTAGTTACTTTATTTGTCTTTATTAGCGGTACTCCTTTGTATGCTCAATTAAGTGGCATAGTAAACGATGCAATAGTTAACTTAGAGACTATTAACGGTAACATCTCAGGCTATGCTAATGCCTATTACTTGACCCTACAAAAGCAAGTAAACAAAGTTATGACTTTATCTGAGACTGTTATAGCTAGTTTAAGCAAAGCTAGAAACATTGTTTTAACTGTTTTAAGTACTGAAGTTGTGAGCCTTAAAAAGCAGTTAAATAAGATTTTAAGTATTGCTGAAGTAACTGTAGATACTTTAATAACTATCGGTCAGCATATACAGTTATTAGTAGTTAGCGTTACTGCTATTGTAAGCTTAAGAAAGTTACCTAATAAGTTGCTTTTTGTAGCAAGTCATGGTATAATAAGCCTGTTCAAGTTACAGATTAAAACTTTAACAGTCTTAGTAACTGGCTTTACTAGCTTGATAGCTCAGGTTGCTCCCATATTTGGTGCAATCTCCAGTAACGTGTATTATGCTATACAGCGAATCCGCAGTATAGATTTGGTTAAAATTAGGACTATTTTCTTGGACAAAAATAATGGCAAATAGCTTTACATATAAGATAACTAGTGAAAACGAGTTATTTACATTTAACTATAGTCAAGTATTAGACCCTGCAGAGACTATCTCTTCTGCTACATGTACTGCTATTACCCTTAACGGTGTAGACCCTAACCCTTCAGCGATCCTTGTAGGCTCTCCTGTGATTAGCGGTGCTAATGTGTCTCAACGTGTCTATAACGGTTTAAATGAAGTAACGTATCGCTTAGAAATGACAGCAACAACTTCCTATGGTAACGTGTATACAGCCATCGGTGATTTACCTGTTTATACTGCAGATTCTAGCTTAATTTAATATGAGTTATCAACCAACCTACGTAAGAGGCGACTGGAAAGCTTTATGCGGACAGTGCGGAAGGCAGGTCAAAGCCTCTGAACTAAGACAGCGTTGGGACGGCATTATGGTTGATGACCGTTGTTGGGAGCCTAGACAGCCCCAAGACTTTGTAAGAGGTGTTGCTGATTATCAAGCTCCTCCTTTTACTAGACCTGAGCCAGAATGGATTTTTATTGAAATACCACAACAGAACGACAATCTTAAAGTCTGTAATGGGTATGAATTTAACACACAACTTATAGGATAAATTATGGGATATCCATTATTTACAAATAACGCAGCAACAGGATTGGTATCTCCAATTACGTCGTCTGCTACAACACTTACCGTCAACGGTGGTTCAGGAACTCTATTCCCTAACCCTACTGGTGGTAATTACTTTATGATTACCCTGATTAGTTCATCTTCAGGTAACATGGAGATTGTACAATGTACTGCTAGAAGTGGCGATACCTTTACTATTGTCCGTGCTCAAGAAGGTACTACAGCACAAGCTTTTGCTACAGGTGATTCTGTACAGCTTCGTATTACTGCAGGTAGCTTACAGACCTTTGCTAACCCTGTAGTAGTTAATAGCGTTGCTGCAGGTACAGGTATTGGAGTCTCAAGCTCCACAGGTAACGTCACAATTAGCAATACAGGCGTTACTAATATTAATGCAGGTAGTGGTATTTCTGTGTCAGCAAATACAGGTACAGTTACTGTTTCGGCCACTGCACCTACATCAGTACCTAATCTGATTACAACTAACTTTACTGTTCAAGAATCAGGCGGTAAGTTAGTATTTAAATATGGAACTACAGTGATTGCATCACTAGATTCTTCTGGCAACTTTACCACATTGGCTAACGTCAATGCTGCTGGTACACCTTAATTTTAGGAGTTAATTAAACATGGCAACAACATCAATCGGTAGTTCTGGAGTAACCTTTCCAGACTCCACAACACTAGCAACTTCTGCTGGTATTATTCCTGGTACAAAAGGTCAAGCCTTTACTTCTAACGGAACATTTACTATTCCTACTGGAGTTACTGCACTTAAAATTACTGTAGTAGGTGGAGGTGCTGGTGGAAAAAGTGGCGGAGGTGGCGGTGGTGGTGGCGGTGCAGCAATTTCATATTTAACTGGTTTAACATCAGGAAATACACTTTCAGTTACGATTGGTGGTGGTGGAGGTGCTGGGAGTGGGGGTGGTAATTCTACTGTTGCTTCAGGAACACAAACCATTTCAACTATTACTGGTGGAGGCGGAAACTCAACTGGAAGTTCTACTGGGGGTAGTGGTGGAACTGGGTCAGGAGGTACTATAAATATAAAAGGTGGAGGTGGTGGCGGAAGTGCTGGAGAAAGTCAACCATGTAATCAACTTTTTATAGCTGGTACTGGTGGTAATTCTATTTTAGGAGCAGGTGGAAATGGTGATGCACAGACTAATAGTCCAGCAGCAGGCGGTGCTGGCGGAAATTATGGAGGAGGTGGGGGTGGCTCATCTGCTGGTAGTGGTGCTAGG